GGTTGTGGTACATATCTGACAAAACCAATCTTACTGCCTGACGAATCGAAGCCGGAACATCAGAAGAAGCGTCTCCGTATCCGGCTACATAAGTTACTGTTAACGAATTAATCTCTGCTAATATATCCGGAAAAACTTCGCCATAGGCTGGTGTAATTCGTGCTGCCTTTCTATAGGTATCGACTTTATATAAGGATGCGTTCCAAGTCTGTTCCGTTTCGTTCGTGTCGGTGTAGGTTATTGACGTAACCGATTGGACTGGATGAACCGTTAAAAATAAGGTCGGAAACAAATCGCCTATTTTTGGTTTCGGAATCTTGTCGAAAACTTCTGCAATAGTCTGTGTAATGAATTTTTGACCAAGGTAATTTTCGCAGTAGTTAGTAGCTGCATCAACCATATCAGAAATAAGCGTGTCATCGGCAGAGGTGTCTATTTTTAAATAATTTTTTGCTTCTGATGTTGTCAGAATAGGTGTAACAGGACCAGATGTAACCTTAAAATATCCCATTATTTACTTTTTCGAGTAGTGCGTTTTTTTGCTGTGTTGGTTGCTGTTTCCGCTTCCGTGTTGGTTTTGGTTTCGACCTTTGTAGTTTCGACATATTCTGCATAACCTTCCCTTACTAATTCGGCTGCAATATCTTTTGGTGCGAGTCCAACGTGACCAGCATTATAAGCCATTTTGTATCTGCCTGTTGGCGATTTTATAAATTTTACTTTTATTAAATCCATTGTGATGGGTTTTTAATTTGGTAGGTAGCCGATTTGACTACCTACCTTTATAATTAAATTATGCAATAGAAGCATCTTGCATCGCAGAGAATGAAGCAGCGTGTCTAACTGCAACATCCCACCAAGAATTTATAACTAAAGTTACCAAAGCATTTTTAGCAGAAGAATATGGATCAACTACTAAATCAATACCAGCCCATTGTCCGATAATTAATTCTTCCCAATTACCGAAGATAATCGCGTGAAGGTTACTTCCTGTTCCCTTTGTCAAATCAGAAGGTACTAAAGTAGAAACTAAAGCGTTGTAACCGTTTAATTCGTTTCCATTCTCCCATACGAATTGAGCAGTATTTGTTGCCTTTTCTTTGGTCTTTAAATAACCTTTAACGCCCGGAGTAGTTAAATAACCTAATCTTCCAAAGTCAGCATTCGCAGTAGAAACATCTGTTTCCAATTCAACGATATTAGCAAAAGTTGGGTTTGCTCCGTTAGTTCCACCAGCAACATCCCCAATACCAGTTACATTTAAGATACCTTCAGGAACATTGCCAGAACCAGCACCATTGATAGCGGCAGTATCAACTGCATTTGCAATCGCAACAGATAATCTCGTTCTAATCATATTCTCCACATCAATGGAAGATTGAACCATTAATTGCTTTGATATATCCGTAAACGCGCCTAATCTGTTAGGAGACATCTGAATTCTATCGAAGGTTGGAGATGTTTCAGCATTCGCATCGTTTTCTCCTTCCCAAACGGCAGAAGCAGCAGCATTATTTCGTGGAAAATCAATGTTGCTTGTTAATCCAGTTAAATAAGTAGCGCCTAAAGATTCAGTTACCAATCTTGGATCAAGGAATGGAATCAATGCTCCTATATCCGTTTGAATAGTGAACCCACCAGCAGTAGTTGTACCAGCAGTCATATCCCTTTTTTCACCCGGACTTCTCATTAACATTTTAGGAATGGTAATGTTACCGTTAGGAGTTAAACCGGCTGCTCTTGCTTCGTTAACTCCTTCTTGGTGCATTTCAGCATTTAATCCTTCTAATCTTCCCCTCTCAATTAATTGAGTGATAGCTCCATCGTGCCCAGTCAACCTAAATTCAGTAGCAACCTTTTCTTCTTCAGTTTTCTTGCTAACGTTTCTTCTTGCATCCTCATTCGCCTTTCTTTTAGCCTCTTCGTTAGCTTTTCTCAAATCTTCAGCCTCGATAAATGATTCTCTTTCAATTGACTTGTTTAAATCTTCAGCTCTCTTGCTTAATTCTTCCCACTTGTTGCTCATTTCATCGGTGAAATCATTTCCACCAGCAGAACGGTGAAGCGCGGTCATTTGATCCAACACTTCAGCGCGTGCCTGACGTAATTCATCAGATTTTTTCATAATTAATTTCTGTTTAATTTTAGTAAATATAATTCACGGTTCCGAATGGCATCCGTGTTGGAATTTTCTTCCTTTAATTCTTGATTTTTTAATTCGTCTATTTTTCGTGCTTGTACCGATGTGCTTTCGTATGCCGGAAACGTAACCGGAGCAACATCGTATAGTTTTTTTATTTTCTTAATCGTTCTAAAAACGGTATCGCCTTCTTTTCGGTACTCATCATCTTCGATTGTAAACGCGAACGAAGATTGAGATATATCGCCTCTTTTGATGGACTCATACATATCCCTTCCTAATTGGGTATCTGGCATATCGATTTCGTAAGCTAATCCGTTTTCGTCAACCATCAATCGCAATGTTCCGGCTTTGGTGCGACCTAAAACGAAATTAGAATCGTGATTAAACAATGCCCGGACATCTTCCATATCCGTGTCAGAAAACGCTTCCCGGTCGATTGATTCAATAAAACCGCCTAAATCTCCGCTTCTTTTTTCGAAGGTGGCAGCGTATCCGCGTACGGTTCGTTTTTCCTCCTTGTCCATCGCCCTCAATTCCATCCCAAATGTTCTTATTTCTTTTTCCATTATTCTGGATTTACGTTTTCAGTTGAATTTGATGCCAATGGCATTCCATATACATCTCCACCATCGTATCCGTTCATTCCTTCTTTCTTCCTAATCTCATTAGGGTTTAATGCCCTGATGTTGTACATTGTCTGGTATAATCGCGCTCTTGAATCAGTATCACCTTGTAACAAACCATCCAAATCAAACTTAACAAAGGTTTTGCCCCATTGCGAACGCGGAAATAATTTAGAGTTGAACTCGGATTCAATTCGCTTGGTCCAGGATCGCAACGTGTATTGAACGAACATACGATTCAATAATTCAGAGTTGTTGAAGGTTTCAGTTTGACCTAATAACGTAACCGGTACACCGGTAATATTCGAGATGTCCGTAATGGTTAATTTTCTCGCGTTTATATCATTCTGGTCAACCGCTTTTCCTGTTTGTCTATATTTAACTCCATTGCTTAAGAGTGCAGTTTTTCCGCTATTATCCGAACCCTGATATTTCCTATTCCAACTTTCCTCTATTATATCCCTCTGTTCTTTATTTAGTGCTTGTTCCGTTTCCAATACGCCACCGATTTGCGCTCCATTACCGTAAAAATTAGCACCGTGTCGAATTTCCGCGATACCTCTTCCTAATGTATCTTGCTGATAATCGATTACAGATTTACCCATTATTCCATCTTCGGAATACATCCGTAAATGGATTATATCTGATGCCGGTACTGATTCCTTATGTTCGTGTAGGTAGTAGAAATATTCGTTACCGGTCTTGAATTGCTCCCAATCGCCTGTTACCAGATGCAATCTGTCAATGGCTCCTGACGAATCTGTCATTATATGGATTAGCGCATTACCACCTTTGTAATTAGATGAACCAGTAAACAATTGGCGCACCATTGTTTCCATAAATGTAAACTTATCCAAATTCGGATCTGGTCTAAAATTGATTAACGGATATACTGGATGGTTAACGGCTTCGGATATGTTTCCTTCTTCGTCCTTGGTATAAACCGTAAATGGTAAAGATGCGATTTGTTCTGATAAAATCGTAACTGCTCGGAAATAGGCTGGAATCGATTGCGATGTTTTCCAATTTACAGGAACCTTTGCTCTTGATGCGGAAAATAAAACGGTCTGCCACGTTGACCAATCCTTGGCTGGTCCAATATTGGAATAAATGGCAGCTCGGAACTGCTGAAATGGTTTTGCTATGCGTTGGATTAATCCCATAACGCAAATATTTGAGAAAAACAATGGTTTTACCAAAAAAAAAGTTAACAAAGTTTCTTTTTGTTAATTTTAATAGTATATTGTACCATTATTCAACCAAATCTATTAAAAATGAACAACTACCAAGACCTTTATTCCGTTTACGGCGAGTACAACAACAAATTCTATCTTGAAACCTATTCAAATCACAAAGATGCGTATTCAAGGTATGCTGAATTAAGTTTCAAGATGCTGAAACAAGCTACTAAAGAATGGAAGAAGAATCCGGATCTGATTCCGCAGTTCTACGAATCAACTATTGATGGTTATAACAAATCTGCACATTGTCGAATTGGGCATATTTATGTGGATAGGATTCCAGATGTTGACGAAATTGATTAACTTCGCATCATTATAACTCGTTTTTTTAAATGCTTTTGAACCCGGTCTTTGTGCCGGGTTTTTTATTTTAGTTTACCTCTTAACCAACGAGATTTCATTACACGGAAGGTTCCGTAATTTTTGTACTTGTTTTTACCTTCTTTTTTGTAGTGCCAACGTTCATTGGCTTCAAATGCCCTTAAATACGACATATAATCGGCTACAATATCAAAAAAATGGTTAAAATACTCTGAATTGCTCATTATATAAAGGAAATTACTGATTCAGCATCAAATGGTCGTTGACCTTTCTTCGAATCCATATAAGCTGCGTAACACATAGCTAAAACCACCATTCCATCGATTTTTTCTTGCGATTTGTCCTTATCGAACATAATCAAGCCTGTATGGTTAGTTTTTAAAGTTATATTCCCAGCCATCCATCTTAATACCGGATCTCCACCGTGCCAAATTTGACCTTTGGATATTAATGCTTCCATTTCGCGTATTGGTTCGTTATAATTTACGACCGTTTGCCTAAATTGTTCCATCGGCACTCCATCTGCAAATAATTCTGAAGCAAATTGAGTTGATTGCCACGGATCGTAATAAACCTTTTGAACAGAATAATTCTGCATCGCTTCCTGTATATCTAACTGAACGGCTGCGAAATCAGTAACATTTCCTTCGGTTAAATACAGATATTTATCCTTTGCCCAATCCAGATACGGAACTCCATCCTTTTTCGCCCTGAATGTAGCTCCTTCCTGTGGACAATAGTATTTGGCTTTGAATATGAATGAGTCGCGCTCTGGTGTTGGAGGAAACAATAAACCGAAACAAGTCAAATCCCATTTGGTGCTTAAATCTACGGCAGCATAACATTCCGAACCCATAAGTTTCTCTTCCGACTGCATCTTGTTGCCTTGCATCCAAATTTTGTCCGTAATCCAAGTTTTTGATTGCCTAACCCAGATATTAAGGTTCTTGGTTTTAAAATTAATCTCCGCAGATTGACCTTCATTCAATGCCTTGGTGTATTCTGTCCTTAATCCATCCCAAGATGGAGTCGTTCCAATTGATGGATTGGCTTTTTGCCAAGTTCGTTCATCGTTCCAATCATCGTCCTTGTTGGCAGTAAATATCAATCCGAATGTTGATTTATCTTCCTTCTTTCCTGATACGATGTCATTCACAACCTTTCGGTATTGATGGCAAGGACCATTGATGTTGAATCCGGCAGTTGTGATTATGAATAGCAAT